CCTAACTTCGACCGCCGCTGGCAATACGTTGCCAGCCTCAGTAAGCACGCACCGGAAGCCGAGGAAAGCGAAGCCGAGGAAAGCGAGGGCGATGCGCCGAGCGCTAAGACGAAAGCCGAGCAATGCCAAGCCGCGCTCGAAAACGCGCTGCGCTATGCAACGCATGAGGAGTTTGACGGCAATATCTGCACCGCCGAGGCGATCCGCGAAGCGCTGAAGCTGAACGGATGGACTGAAGCCGAGTAACCTACAAAATGTAGGTCGAAGCCCACCAGTAAAACGGTGGGCTTTTTTGTGTCTGGCTCTCGCGAAATTTTCGCGGTGATAGTAGTTGATGATAGTTGTTGCAGGTAGAAGCTGCTGCTGTACCACTGTTTGCTGCTGTTGTACCACAATGTTATACGGTAATCCTAACATTACGTTTAAGTTGCGGCTGTAAGCTGCTGAAATACAAGAAGAAAGTCGTATTATTACATTATTATGCGTTTTTAGAGCGTACTCCCATAAATACCTAGTCTCTTCCCCTCTCTCGCATAAGTCGGAAAACCCATTAAGTATGAAACTATGTCGTGCTCTTCTCTATTTTACATAATAATATAATAATATAAGAAAAACCCTCTACAGCCCTTTGTTTACGCGGCCTCTTCACGTACCACATTATTATAGCCCCTCGTAATAATCGTATAATAATACCCGCTTATTTATAACAATACCCCGCCCGACTTGACAAACGTACCACACTGTGGTACAATATACTAAATACTAGAGAATCGTACCACGCTCTCGTATAACAATACCTAAGCAGTACCACAGCAGTACCACAGAAAACCAACCTACAATTTGTAGGTTACAGAGCCAGACCGGAGGAGAACACTATGGCGACATGCAGAGTGTGCAGTGAGCAGTACCACGATCAGCGCAGAGCAGCGGGATTCACAACCTGCCTATCATGCGGTGAGCGTGCAGCGAAGCAAGCGCGGATGGGATGGTGCGTTGCCCAAGAGTACAGCAAGGGTAACTACCAGTTAATCACCAACCCAGATACGCTTAAGACAACCAACCCAAAGAGGACGATATGATGACTAAGAAACCGAACCACGCAGTAGGCGAGTGCTACAAGCCGCACTCAAAGCTGAACATCCACGACCCAGAGAACCGTTACCGTTGGGCAGACGAGGTAGAACCTGTGCCTGCTTTGGTATGGGCAGGCCGCGCGTTGGGAGCCTTGGGCTTTCTTGCTTCTATTTATACGCTAGTGTTTGTGGGGATGTTGCTATGAAGAAGAAAGAGCAGGCAGGCCGCCACTGGTCAGCCCACGAAGGGCACGAGCTATGCACATACAACAGCATACTGCCCGAGCTGCAAGACCTGAACCCACCCGAGCCTGTAACACTAGGTGAGCTGCTTGCTGAGTACGACTTGCGTGTGCTTAAGCGGTGGGTAGAGGATCAGAACGAGCAGGAAGCTGCTCAAGAAGTGCCAGAGAAAAGAAAGTAAACCAACCAACCAACCTACAACTTGTAGGTTCAACAGGAGAACGACAATGTTCGGAAACGTAACTGATCTACCCCAACTGCACACCTACCGTGCAGCCCTGATGCACTACAACTCAATCACCCCAATACGGGGCAGCGACAACCTACGGCCGATATGCAACACGACCAACGGGAGGCGCAAGAAGCACATGCAGATCGTTAGAGTCTCATACCCGTCGAAGCAGGGTGCGCTTGATGCGGTGGCTTGCAGATTGTATGACACTGACGTGGTGACCTTCCTGTCTAACGGGGAGATTATTATCAACCTCGAAGGGTGGAGCACTAACACTACGCATAGCTTCATTGATGGCCTATTCATGCCGACCGCCTACTACAGCCGCTCATTAGTGCGAGCTTACAGCCGCAAGGGCAACACCGTCATTGAGCTTAAGGATGCTACAACAGTGATTAAGGACGACAACGTCGTGAAGATACGCATGGTCGAGGCCACGGACACGCAAGGTAAATACTTCGAGTTTGTCGATGCACCCAAGCAGTACGGCTACTACCTCAAGCGCGCCCAGATGGGGATGCGGCGCAAGGAGGTGGAGAAGTTCACCAAGTTCGCCCGAGCCGCGGCCAAGATGATCGACCCAGAGACTTACGAGGATAAGACTTGGAGTACGTTCGAGGGGCGCACGACCATAACCGCAGGGCAACTGCACGCCCTCATGCTAGACCAGTCCCAGTGGGACGAGGCGCTAGACTACCTGCTACCTATGGCCTTGCACTCGGAGTATCAGTATGCGCCTCCGGCCAACACATATAAGCGCGTCAAATCAATAAAGCCTGCAACGCTGACCAAGAAGGTCGACGACGTGCTCAAGTATATGTTCGCGGAGGACTTGTTCGAGGAACGGGAGACTAACAACCCGCTATCTAACGACAACGCCAAGTATCTCACCGGTGCGGAGGCGGTAATCGAATGAGCACTCTAATCAAAGCCAAGACTCAAACCCTTGTGACTACTGGAGAAATACTAAGCGATGCAAGTGGTCGCAAGATGTACCTCCGAGGGATGCACAACAACAAGCTGCTCGTCGTCTCGATGGATGAGCGCAAGGTACACATGACAGCCAAGCCCGAGCAGTTCGGGTGCTTTCTAGTGGGGGATAAGTAATGGGATACCGAAGTGACGTAACAATAGTGATGTACCCGAAGCGCAGGGAGGACTTCGCCATGCTCAAGCTGTATGCAGGCGAGACGTTCCCTGACCAGTTCGAGGTACATGAGGATAACGGACGCGAGCTGGGCTTCAAGTATCTGGTGCTAGAGATCGATGGCATCAAGTGGTACGAGGGCTATGAGGAGGTTGATGTGTACACCCGCGCCTTTTCTGAGTGGGAAAGTATGTTCAGGGACGAGGCAGAACCAGAGGGCGAGCCGATATTCCACTACGAGTTCATGCGGATAGGCGAGGACTATGAAGACGTTGTGTACCACCACAGTGAGTATTGTGACCGCATCCTCAACCTTGAACGCAGGGCTTATATAAGTATCTAACTTGACATTCTGTACCACAGTGTGGTACAATGTACCTGTAGTTTGAAAACTGTAAGACTCTTTGAAAACTGTAAGACTAACTAACCAACCTACAACTTGTAGGTTACAACTGGAGAACGACCATGAGTGAATCTTTATTGAACGAAACACGCACCGTAAGCCACAAGCAAGCGGCTGCGCTTATCCTTGCCAACCCCAACGTGCGATACATGTTACGCGGCGAACCCGGGGTGGGTAAATCAATGATTGCTGAGGCTATAGCAGCAGCAACGGGCTACGACCTATCAATGGTTGACGTACCCAACCTAGACCTCGGCGACGTGGCTATGCCTGTGATCGACCATGCCGAGAAGGTCACACGCTACTACCCCAACGCACGGTTCGGTCTGACTACAGGTAAGCCTGTGGTGATCTGCCTCGATGAGTTTACCAAGGGCGCTGAGCCGGTGAAGAACATGCTTCACCCTATGCTAGAAGTATTTAGACCTAGACTAGGTGACCTCGATATACCCGAGGGGAGCATTATCTTTATGACGGGTAACATGGACACTGACGGTGTGGGCGATGGTCTCGCTCAGCATACGAGGCAGCGTATCGTTGAGCTTGTGATGCGCAAGCCTAACTCTACCGAGTGGCTCCAGTGGGCGGCGGCCAATGGCATCCATCCTGTTGTTATGGCATGGGTAGATCGTTATCCGCAGGCGCTTGCGTCATACCTAGACGGGGCTAAGAACGAGTTCATATTCCACCCTGCCAACCCACAGGAGAACGCGGTCTCGCCTCGTACGCTTGAGATAGCTAGTCGCATCATCTGGCAGATGGAGCACTTTGATTCTGACTCTCTTACTGCTTCGCTGACAGGTGCAGCCGGTGCGCCGTTTGCGGAATCTATCTCTTCCTTTATTAGGTTCCAAGAAAGCCTACCGTCTGTAAGTTCTATTGTTACCACGCCCGCCACGGCTATGGTTCCAGATGACGCAGGGGCCCGCTCAGTTCTGACGTTCGGACTGCTACAGCATGTAGAGAAGGACAACCTTAGTAATATTCTCAAGTACCTGCGCCGCATGGAGGAGGAGTTCCAAGTGATTTTCTGTGTGTCACTGGCTCGCCACAAGACTAAGAGCCAGATTGCGTTCACTAACAGTGAGTTCGCACTGTGGGCGGCTGACAACGAAGACCTACTGTAAACCTACAATATGTAGGTTGGAGAACAACTATGCTTGTAGATAGAAAATTCAAGGCGATCAAGATCGGGCTTATGCGCTCTAAACAGTTCGGTCTACTGCGCGGTGTGGCTATGCACGGTAACACTTACCTGACTACCGACGTGCCTACCGCAGCAACTAACGGGCGCGACTGTTGGTTCAATCCAGACTTCCTGTTCAACACAGTGAAGAACGAGGACGACAAGGGCGCGGCGTTTATCATGGTACACGAGTGGCTGCACAAGGCAGGTATGCACATGGTGACGTACCGTAGGCTTGCCGAGCAGCACGCTATGCGTACCAACATGGCGACTGACTATTGGATAAACGACCGCATCATTGTGGCTGACCCCGAGCACGCCCTGACCGAAATGCCTGTGGATGGGACGGGCAAAGCGATAGGGCTGTATGACCCGAAGTATCACGAGTGGACGGTCAAACGCATCTTCCGAGACCTTGAGCAGGAGCAAGAGGAAGGCGGTGGTGGCGAGGGCGACGACGGTGACGCAGGGTTCGACAACCACGACTGGGAGAGTGCAAAGGACATGGGTACTGAGGAGAAGGAGAAACTTGCTGAGGACATCAAGCAAGCTATCCGCCAAGGAATCCATGCAGATGCTAAAGCAGGACAAGACAGCCTGCAGGACGCTCTCGGGCTAGGTGAGCTAGTCACACCCAAGGTGAGCTGGCGGACACTGCTGCGCATGTTTATGAACTCGACATGTAGAAAGAAGGAGCAGTCTACTTGGCGCCGCCCAAGCCGCAGGTTCCTGCACCAAGACATCGTGATGCCAACACTGCAAGGTAACAGCATCAATGAGGTGGTGATTGCGCGTGATACTTCGGGTTCGATGTTCTTCGCAGACCGACTGCGAGACGCGACCAGTGAGATCATTGGTATTGCTAAGGCAGTGTCTATAGACAAGATACACTTCATTGATTGGGACGGGCAGGTGGAGAACCACGAGGTTTACTCCAGTGACTCTCTGAACAATGCACCTGCTATGAAAACTGCAACGGGTGGAGGCGGGACAGACCCGGGGTGTGTATCCGACTACCTGAAAGAGAAAGGCATCAAGCCGGATTGTGTAATCGTGCTGACCGATGGTGAGATTTACAATTGGGGGAATTGGACGGTTCCAATTCTGTGGGCAATAACTAACGACACGAAGATAACCGCCCCTGTGGGCAAGACAATTCAAATTGATTAAACCTACAAATTGTAGGTTGGAGAAGAGTGATGAGTGCAATAGCAAACAGTGCAGTATTGGTTAAGTTAAACATCAGTGTGTGGGGCGCAACTAAGCGCAACAAGCAGCTAGAGCAGGAGATAGCAGCAAGTAAGAACGCCGACCCCAAAGCTACGCGTGCATACGATGAACTCATGGTGGGTTCGTCCGGTCACAAGGACATACAGAAGTACGCAGGCAACTCTCGACTGTGGCATTCAGCAATGACGCTGCCATGGGATGACAAAGGGTGGAGGCTATGCCCGACTAGTCTGTTCATAGACTACAAGCAGCAGCACAACTGGAAGCGCCAAGAGTTCGAGCGGCAGGTCAATCAGTTCGGAGACAAGTACGCAGTGTATCGGGAGGTGGCCAGAGAGTATCGCGGTGACATCTTCAACGAGGCTGACTACCCCCCAGTGGAGGAGGTGATGGGTAAGTATGCTTGGAATTTTGCCGTTGCACCTGTTCCGTCCGGTGGCCACTTGTGCATAGACCTGCCAGAGCAGGAGATGCAAGAGCTACGCTCCGCCTGTGATGACGAGGTAGAACGCAGGGTACAGGAAGCGGTGAAGGAGAGTGAGCGCAGATTGCGTAAGCAGCTCGACCACATCAGCGAGAAGTGCGCAGGGGCAGACGACGATGACAAACGGTGGCATGATACTTTTGTATCTAACCCATTGGAGTTATGCCGCATGCTTAAGCACATGAATGTTACCAAAGACCCCAAGCTAGAAGAGGCACGCAAGAAGCTAGAGGAGATCATGGAGGGCAAGACCAAGGAGATGTTCAAGGAATTGCCCGCAGTGCGTGAAGAAGTTAAGAAAGAAGTAGACGAAATCATCAAAACCTACGAGTGGTAAGGAGAACAACATGGCTTTTACAGAAGTATATATCGCAAGAGGAACAGCAGCGCTTATCGGTGACCGACTGAAAAGCAACACAATGCACAGGTTTACCAACATGCCTGCAAATGTTTTTCATTGGCGCACCTTTGAGACTGCGGTGGAGTTTTCACCTAAGCGTCCTACCTTTGGTTACGCAGGGGGTACTAAGGCGCAAGAGCTGGTCTACAATTTACTGCGAAACCTCGCACCGAAGATGCCGCATCTAAACTTTTGCCTAGACCTCGACTATGACGTTGGGTTCTCAGAGATGTTTGTATATGACGGGCTAGAGTGCGTGGGACGCGTAGACTTTGCGGACACTGGCGCCCTTGAGTTCCGTAATGCACGGATAGGAGAGACCATGCTACGCAGAACCTCGATGAAAACGCTTAGCGTGAACAAGGCCGCGGCTATAATACGTAAGTATTTCTATGGCATGACTAAGATAGAAAAACTTGGCTCAGTAGCGTCCAAGATAACTTCGGCTATATCGTCGGCGCACAGTGACACTTCGTACAAGAGGCGCAGAGCTAAGAGCGCTGTGATGGAACAACTGGAGGGGGCTATCACAAGCAACTCGCAGCTATCACAAGCAGTGGCGAGGTTTTTCCAAGAGCAAGGCAAGTCGCACGTACTGGATGCGTACATAGATGCCTCAGATACTCACGAGCTAGTGACCGAAGCGTACGCCATGCGCGGCGGAGAAGCAGGCTTGTATGTACTAGCGCAGCCAGAAGAGTTCCACGTGTACCGCAAGGGCGACACCAGAGTTCGCACATTCAGACGTGAGCAACTGTCTGACAAAGCACGGGGCGCCTTGGGTATGCTTAAGCTCTCAGAGAACAACAGCTTTGTAGATAACGTAGGCTTCAAATACGAAGCAGATAAGTTTTGGGTAATGGAGGAGGTTGCAAATGAATTCAACAGTTAGACGCAGAGGCGCAGGCGCTAAGCCTGCTATGGTGCATACCAACGTGCGCCTGCCAGAGCATGTAGTAGATTACTTCAAAAACAATTTTACTAACTACACTGCGGAGATACGCAGGGTGCTCGAAGCACACGTAGATAACGAATTAGTTTTCGGAGACGAACCCGCCAACTAACCTACAATTTGTAGGTTCCCCTGACCCCGCCAAGTGCGGGGTTTTTTATGCCTTTACAAAGTCCAAACTATTCGCTATTCTTCTTGAATGGCTATGACTCCCGAGAAGAAAGTTAAGAACAAAGTAGTGCGCTTACTCAAAGAGTACGGCGCGTATTACTTCTTCCCCGCATCGTACGGCATGGGCAGGAGCGGCGTCCCTGACATAGTGTGCTGCCTACGCGGGTGCTTCATTGGCATCGAGTGCAAAGCAGGCAAGAACAAACCTACCCCCTTGCAAGAGAAAGAACTTGCAGACATTATAAAAGCCGGTGGCGTATCCTGCGTGATTAACGAGGACAACATGGCCGAGCTTGAATCTATTTTAACTACAGTGATGAGCAAGGATACTAATGATGGACTTACTGGTGGTCGACTTTGAGACTTACTACGCGAAAGACTACGGACTACGCAAGCTAACTACAGAAGAATACATACGCGACCCACGCTTCGAGGTGATTGGCGTTGCGGTCAAGAACTATCATCACTCCGCACAGCAAGAAGCTGCTGCCCCACTTTGGTTTTCAGGATCAAAGAAGCAGGTGGCAGAATTCCTTTCTCAGTTTGATTGGGAGAACTCAATCGCCCTCGCCCATAACGCCATGTTTGATATGGCAATTCTTAACTGGCACTTTGGTATTAAGCCCAAGAAGATTGCAGATACTCTAGCAATGGCACGGGCTATCCACTCTATCGAAGTTGGTGGCAGTCTGGCCGCCCTCTCTGAATACTACGAGCTTGGCGCAAAAGGAACTGAGGTTCACGATGCGATAGGCAAGCGGCGCCTCGACTTCACCAAGGCAGAAATGGAAGCCTACGGAGGCTACTGCCAACAGGACGTGGAGCTGACCTACAAACTGTTCAAAGTGCTAGTCAAAGACTTTCCCGTGTTCGAGCTTAACCTTATTGACCTGACCATCCGCATGTTTAGCGAGCCTAGTCTGGTGCTAGATAAAGACATACTGGAGGCCCACTTGAAGGAGGTTAAGGATACTAAAGAAGCACTAATGGCTAAGGTCACTCACGACAAGAAAAAGCTAACAAGCAACCCACAATTTGCCGAGCTACTGCGCTCGTATGGGATCGAGCCGCCGACTAAGATAAGCCCCGCGACGGGCAAGGAAACCTTCGCCTTCGCTAAGAGTGACGAGGCATTCAAGGCACTGCAAGAGCACGAGAACCCAGAGGTACAGGCTATAGTTGCTGCCCGACTTGGGGTGCGCTCTACCATCGAAGAGACACGCACGCAACGGTTTATCGACATTGCAGAACGTGGCACGCTCCCTATCCCCTTGCGTTACTACGCTGCACACACCGGACGGTGGGGCGGGGACGATAAGATCAACATGCAGAACCTGCCCCGAGGCTCGCAGTTGAAGAAGGCAATGTGCGCACCACGCGGGTACAAGTTTATCGACTGTGACTTGTCGCAGATTGAAGCACGTACGCTAGCATGGTTAGCCGAGGAAGAGGACTTAGTAGAGGCTTTCGACAGGGGGGATGACGTGTATAAGATCATGGCGTCTTCTATATACGACAAACCAGTGGAAGAGATAAACAAACAAGAAAGATTTGTTGGTAAGACCACGATACTTGGTTGTATTGGTGCTGGGACTAGGGTACTGTGTGAAACAGGGTGGAAGCCAATAGAGAAGGTAACCACAGAAGACAGGCTTTGGGACGGAGAAAACTGGGTATGCCATCAAGGGTTACTAGAGAAGGGTTTGAAAGAAACTGTGAATCTTTGCGGGAGTTGGTTAACACCCGACCACAAGATATTGTGCGGGACGCAGTGGAAGGAAACGCAATCAGTGGTGCGAGACGAAAGCACCCTCTCCCAAGCATTGGTGACCGGAGCGGCAAAATTACCGTTAGAGGCTTTGTCAGGGGAGTGCGGGGAGGCGTTAAGTCAGTTGTCGTCGCGTGCGATTGCGGAAGACCCGAGTACACAATCGACCGACACAACCTTAAAAACTTTAAGACTACTCGCTGCCCAATCTGTGCTAAGCAAGCTAGCAGCCAAAAACGGTATTGGAAGTATGCCGAAGCCATGCCAGATGATACCCATAGGACAAGATTGCTCAACAGACTTTCTTCTGCTATCTCACGGTGCCATAACACAGGAAACTCTCGCTACAAAGACTATGGGGGCAGGGGCATACGGGTTTACCGCGAGTGGAGGGAAGACCGAACTAAGTTCCTCGCGTATGTACAGACACTTGAAGGGTGGGATAACCCGAGCTTGGAAATGGATAGAGTCGATAACGACAAAGGATATGAGCCAGACAATATACGGTTCGCAACCCGAAGCCAGAACATGGGGAACAGACGAAACGTCGAGCGCCTCCAAAAAGAAATTGATGACCTACGATCTCGCTTACGCAGGGCCGAACAATCGCTTCACGATATGGACAGATAGCGGTCCGGTTATTGCACATAACTGTGGCTACGGCATGGGCGCCGCTAAGTTCCAAGCACAGTTAAAAAACTTCGGGGTCTACCTAGAAGAGGAAGAATGTCAACGAATCATCGACGTGTACCGTGATACATACCCAGAGATACCCGCCCTGTGGAGAGCTGCGAACAAGGCGCTCAAGACTATGATGGACGACAAAGTGGACGAGCTAGGCCGTTCAGGTATCCTTACAGTTGAGGGTGATACAGGCATACGGCTACCTAACGGGCTGTATATAAAGTACCCCAACCTGCGAGTGCAGAAGGCAGAAGAGGAAGACGGGTACGACGAGACGGTTTACGACACCCGCAAGGGTAGAGCTATAATCCCCAACCGCATCTACGGTGGAAAGGTTATTGAGAACGTTTGCCAAGCATTGGCAAGGATTGTGATAGGCGAGCAGCTTCTTAGAGTTGCTAAGAAATACAAAGTTGTTATGACGGTGCACGATGCGATAGGCTGTATCGTCCCAGAAGATGAAGTAGAAGAGGCGATGCACCACGTCGAAGAAATAATGAAGGTGCGACCGGCTTGGGCACCCGACTTGCCTTTAGATTGCGAAGGCGGCTACGGGAATTCATACGGAGAATGTTAAGTTTCGCGGGGGTTTTTGTGTGTTTTTCCCCCCGCATACCCCAGCGGGCGGTGGGTAGGCTTCATCATGGCCACAACACCCGCAGTGTACAACAGGAGCAATCATCACTCGTCCAAGCCTGCTGCGAAGCGCGCTTGGTTCGTCGTTCTCCGCACTGTGTGTACACCGGCTAGCCCACGCTACGGGCCTTTATTAATTTTGGAGAATAGGTATGAGTTTAGTTAAAAATGTTGAGTGGAATGTAAACATTCTTACTGCTGAAGAATTAGAAAGCTACTTGAATAAAAAATCTGCCGACGGGTTTGAACTTTTCGACGCGTTTGATAAGGGCGAAGAAACTCTTGTACTTATGCACAAGACCATTCCTCCCGAAGGGGATTGGAAAACAACCGTAGGCTTAACCAGTAGTGCAACAGTAAATAAACTACGCCAGAAAAGCAGAGGGCACGCTAATGAATGATAAAGACCCCGTGATGGTTGACCTCAACCGGTACCTGACCACGCTCGAAGAAGACTACGAAGACCCGTTTGACAAAGAGCAAGCGCGGAAAGAGTGGCTAGCGGATCAAGAAGATTACGATTCGCTTTACGATTGATACCAGTACCCTACGATGGTGACACTGGGCGCATTGAACGCCTACATACAGGCGAAGAACTCAAGCACGGATACGTTGCTTGTTAAGGCCGATGGATATTTTTACTTCACAGAAGGCGAGGGCGAGATACTCATCGACTGCATAACACGTTGCACTTACCGACAATGGTGCGCGATGATCGACCAATATATAAAATGTGATTTTTAAGGAGATAAGCAAAAATGAAGAATGTAAATGAACTAAGAGAACAACTGGCTGCAACTTTTGAAGGGCTTACTAACGGAGATATTGAAGCCGTCGAAGCAAAAGAACTAGCTAACTTAGCGGGTAAGATGATTAACTCGGCTAAGGTGCAGTTAGAGTATCACGCGTTACGAGGGGAAGATAAAACTAAAATAACCTTCCTGCATTCTACGGATAAGTAACAATGGTGCTACGCAAATGTAGCAAGTGTGGGGTAGAGAAGGAACTCTGCCCTGAAAACTTTCATAGGAGCAAACGAATTGCTCTTGGTTTTGGGTACACATGTAAGACATGCAAGTTACTTGCCCTAAAACTTTGGAAGAAGGCTAACCCCGATAAGGTTAAGGCGCAGAGAAAAAGAAAACATGCTAAGTACCCCGAGAAGCGAAGAGAGGAAAGGAAACGGCGGAGAATTAACAACCCTGAAAAGTGGAAAGCCTACCAAAAAAGAAAGCGGGAGTCTGAAAAAGCTAGAGACCCAGAGAAGTATAAAGCCAAACGGGACGCTCAAAAACAACGGGCAAGAGAAAGATTAGCAAACTGGTATATAAAAAATTTATTGGTTAGGGGCAGTAACTTAAGTAGAAAAGATATACCTCAAGAACTTGTTGAGGCTAAGAGACTTGAGGTGTTAATAACCCGCAAAGTAAAGGAAGGAACATGAGTGGCAAAGGTAGTAAGCGCAGACCCCAGTTTATACCCCTGCAAGAGTTTGGAGAGAACTGGGCAAAAATCTTTGAGAAACAAAAACAGGAGAAGCAAAAGAATGCTGACAGCACAGATGGCAAAACCGACCGACCCGATGCCGGAACAGACACCGCTTCAAAAACAGACGGGCGGGACGCACTATAAAGGCATGCCAATCCAACCTGCCGAGTACGCAGAGAAGAACGGCTTGTCCCTGCTAGAAGGTAACGTAGTGAAATACATTACGCGTTGGAAGTTAAAGGGGCAACCCTTATCGGACTTGGAAAAGGCGAAGCACTGCATCGACTTACTTATTGAGATACATAACGTCAAATGAAAATAACAATCGAAGTAGATGGCGCAGATGCAGAAGAGATTATGGCTTTGTTGCAACGAGCTAGCGAAGCAGTAGAAAAGCTAGAAGCCATCCTTCAGGAGTTTGAAGATGCTGATAAAGTGTAACGCCGCAGATCATCTGTATTTAATAGAAGATGACCCAGTAAGGCCGAACATGTTTAAAGACGACAACGTGCGGTTTGAAGACCCGTTTCATGTCTACGCAGAGGTGAACGACGAGACAGGTGAGATAGCCGCAGTTGTTTGTGTAGTGGTATGTAGGTTTGTACCGCAGTCCGAGACACAGTTAAAGTTTATAGCCGCAGGGCGGCTTACTGATATAGAAGAAGCACTAGAAGAAAGAGAGGCTATGCACGGCGCATTAGGTACAGTGCTATGTCCTTACTCAATCTGGTCTTATCAGAGAGGGCACGGCAGTCAGTTGATTAGTAACTTACTAGAAGCCACGCCCGTTATGCACCCTGAAGTAGACGCAGTAATAACTATGTCTCCGCACACGGCTGTGGCTATGAAGTTCCATTTAACTAACGGCGCAGGACCGTTTTCCACTAACGAAGAAACCGTTAACTACGAGTACGAGATAGAAGAGCAAACAATACACTAGTAGGAGGAAGCCATGACGCCTTCCCTAATGTGCGTGGCACTTGCAGTTTACTTTGAGGCCCGGGGCGAACCCGATGCCGGACAGATTGCAGTTGCTCAAGTAATACAAAACAGAATTGAAGACCCACGTTACCCAGACAATGCGTGTGACGTGGTTAAGCAAGGGTACTACTGGAATGGGTTCCCTGTCCGGCACAAGTGCCAGTTTAGTTTTTACTGTGACGGCAAGAGCGATAACCCCCACAACAGGCAGGCTTGGTTTAACGCGCTGTACATTGCGCACCTAAGCGGTTTGGTGGATGACGTTACAGATGGCGCGACCCATTATCATAGTACAAAGGTGTTTCCCCAGTGGGCTTACACCGGAGAAGTAACAACCAAGATACACAAGCATGTGTTTTACAAAGGCATTAACTAATGACTACTACCAGAATCGACGTGATGACCGCCGAAGAACGTGAGCGATTACGCAAAGAGTTAGAGAAACAGATAGCAGAGTTCGAGGCTAAAGGTGGGAAGATAACTCAGTGCCCCCGCAATGCGTACACCGACACGGACGTGGATGGCAAACCCAAGCGTAAGTTTTCTGCCCTCCACGGATCGGACTCACTAACCGACCCAACAAAAAGAACAGTAGGCGGCTTCGTACCGCGCAAGAAAGGGGAGGAGTAAATATGGAGTTAGAAATAAGAAGCGATCTGCCTGTACCTACTACTCTAAAAGCAGGGCCGACTTCTAAGTATGAACCGTTGCTTGAAATGAAAAAGGGCGACAGTGTGATGCTGGAAAATTTGTTAGCGGCTAAAGCGGCTCAGATGCTGCTTAGTAGGCACGACATGGGCGCAACTATGCGCAAACAAAAAGACGGCACTTATATATTGTGGAGAGTTTTCTAATGGCTAAACAAAAAATGAACGGCCCCCGCTGCGATGTGTGCGGTTCCTACGGGGCAAGTAAGATTTCTATGTTCTGCCCCGACTGCAAAGAAACAGTAGTTAAGTGCAGCACGTTGTGGAGGACCGCAAGTGAAACTATAGTTGGTATAAAAAGCGGAAAGTGAAAATATATGTACGAATATAACTGCAAGATCGTAAGGGTCGTGGACGGAGATACAGTCGATGTGGATATTGACCTTGGCTTTGATACTTGGAAGTGCGGTGAGCGCATTCGTCTGTATGGTATTGATACTCCAGAGTGCCGCACAAGAAATGCTCTCGAAAAGAAAGCCGGATTCTTGGCGAAGGAGTTTGTCGAGAAAGCCTTACACGTCGGGGGAACCTACAAACTCTCCACGAGAGACAAGGGCAAGTACGGACGCTACCTCGGAGTTATAACTATAGAGGGCACGCTAACTATTAATGCTGCTTTAGTAAGCGAAAACCTAGCCATAACTTATAACGGTGAGGGCAAGTACATTACAAAGCCCAAGCACGAAGCGAACTACGAAATTCTAAAAGAGAAGGGTCTCCTATGACAGCTTGGTCTTACAGCAGCATAAGCACGTTCAAGCAATGCCCTAAGAAATACTACCATTTAAAAGTAGCTAAGGATGTTAAAGATAAAGGCAACGCTGCAACTTTCTACGGCAACGAGGTGCATAAAGCTGCCGAGCACTACATAAGAGACGGCGAGCCTATCCCCGCTAAGTTTGACTACGTTAAGAAAATCCTAGATGCGTTTAACCGTATCGAAGGCGAGAAGCATTGCGAAATACGTATGGCTGTGGCTAAGGAGGACAACGCTTTCAAACCTACTACGTTCTTTGCTAAAGACGTTTGGTGGCGCGGGATTGTCGATTTACTAATAGTAAACGGCGATAAGGCTTACCTTATAGACTACAAGACAGGTAAGAACGCCAAGTACGCCGACACCAAACAGCTTGACTTAATGGCGGGCGCTACGTTTGTTAACTTCCCCGACGTAAAAGTCATTAAGTCTGCGTTAGCATATGTAGTAAGCAACGAATTCATACAGAAAAAGCACACCGTAGATATGTATAAGTCGTACTTAAGTGTGTTCAATGCTGAGCTAGAAAGACTAGAAGTAGCACAAGAAAACGATGTGTGGAACGCAATCGACGGGCCGCTGTGTGCGTTCTGTCCGGTTACTAGCTGTGAGCATAACAGAAAGAGATAGCGCATGAAGATGCTACAAGATATAGAAACTGTAAATATTTTTAGTGTATATGAATACACAGGGCTTGGTCCGAGGTGCAACATAGAATGGTGGCCTACCTATGTGTACCAAGAATATGACCCATCTAATTGGATGGAACTTAACGAGTCGCTAATACACAGCTTGCGCTCTACCAGAAACGGCTACCCTACCTACATAATGGACCTGCTAAAAGAACTGTACCTAGAACTGTATAAAGAGAAGCCGACGAAAGGTTTTATTAGGCGCCTCATGGAAGGAGGTAAGCCTATACAGTGGTGGCAGTGGGATATATTTGAAGAAATACAATGGCGTGTATCTTGTGGTAACTCTCCGCACAGTGTCGTAAGAGAGATTAAACGACGGCTATGCCTACGGCTTGACTATGAAGATGTAGCGCCCTCTGGGTGGGGCAAGAGAAAAAGCATGGAGGAAGCGTGGAGAAAATTACGCATGGAAGCTATAGAGGTCTATGGGGGGAATTGCGCTGCGTGCGGGCGTAATCAAAAAGACCACGGAGTAGTAATACATGTAGACCATATAAACCCGAAAGCAAGAGCACCGTCTTTCGCGCTTCATTTTTCCAACCTGCAACTACTTTGCGAGGAATGTAACCTTGGCAAAGGTAAAGACTTTACGACAGACTGGCGCCCTGTAGCCTGCAGCGTGGAGAGAGCGGATTTAATAGACCGTTTTACCCCCGAACACAAACCAAAAACACTAGAGGATATTGTAGATGACTGCTGGAAATAAGAAGAGAGATTACAAAGCCGAGTATGCTAAGTACCAAGGCACCGAAGAACAAAAGAAAAAGCGTGCCGCGCGCAACGCTGCCCGCCGCAAAGCCGAGCGGGAAGGTAAAGTAAGTAAAGGTGACGGCAAGGACGTAGCGCACAAGAAGGCTATGGACAAAGGCGGCAAGAACTCTGACGGTACTAAGGTAGAGACAGCGAGCCGCAACCGCTCTTTCAAGCGGGACTCAAAGGGCAACCTTGTATCTGAAATTAGCGACCGCGAGCGCAAGAAAAAGAAGACCTCTAAAGCATGAAGATAGTAAACAACCGAGCGATGGTGGTAAAGACTAAGCGCCCCCACCTTATAACTGAGCGCGTAAAGAACTACAAAGTGGCCGAGCAAGACGACGGATACTTCAAGCTAGCCCTGCCGTGGCGGTTGCACGAAGCTCAAGTTCTGAACAGCTTGGGTGTAAAAGACGTGCCGTCGCCCATAGGCAGGGAGTATGAGTGGTCGGGGCGCTTTGATCCGTTTGCACACCAAAAGAAGACAGCTTCCTTTCTTACCCTAAACAAGAAAGCGTTTTGCTTTAATGAGCAGGGCACAGGCAAAACTGCTTCTGTAATATGGGCAGCAGACTATCTGATGCAGCAAGGAGTTATTAACCGCGTACTGGTTATATGCCCTCTGTCTATTATGAAATCCGCATGGCAGGAAGACTTGTTTAAGTTTGCTATGCACCGTTCTTGTTCTGTAGCGCACGGCGCTTCTGCTACACGCAAAAAGATAATCAACGCAGGGTCAGAGTTTGTCATCATAAACTTCGACGGCGTGGCTGTAGTAAAAGAAGAGATAGAAAAAGGCGGCTTTGACCTAATTGTGGTGGATGAGGCTAGCGCCTACAAGAATGCACAGACGAACCGTTGGAAGGTACTGCGCGATCTGTGCAAGGGAGTGGATTGGTTATGGATGCTTACTGGTACTCCAGCAGCACAAGCGCCCACCGATGCCTTCGGGTTGGCCAAGCTAGTTGCACCCAAGAACGTGCCGCAGTACTTCGGGCAGTTCAAAGACAAGGTGATGTATAAAGTATCACAATATACTTGGCGCCCTAAACCTGACGCCAGCGAAACAGTGCACGCTGCGTTGCAACCGGCGATAAGGTTCCGCAAGGAAGAGTGCCTCGACCTGCCAAAGGTTACTTTCGTAGACAGGGAAGCCCCGCTAACTAAGCAGCAAGCATCGTATTACAAGCAGCTAAAAGACCGGATGATAATGGAGGCAGACGGAGAACAAGTCACCTCGGTTAACGCCGCAACTAACCTCAACAAGCTCCTGCAAATATCAGGTGGCGCTGTGTACTCTGACGACCGTGAGGTTATTGAGTTTGACGTTAGCAACAGGCTAAAGGTTATTAGAGAAGTAATAGATGAATCGTCACACAAAGTGCTTGTGTTCGTGCCTTTCACCCACACTATTGAATTACTCAGGGAGTTTTGCTCAAAGCATAAGATCAGCGCAGAAATAATCTCAGGCAAGGTGTCGGTTAACAAACGCAGTGAGATAATCAAAGACTTTCAGACCACAGATAAAATCAAAGTGCTTATCATCCAGCCACAGGCAGCGTCGCACGGCCTTACGCTAACCGCTGCTAACACAATAATATGGTACGCCCCCGTGACTAGCGTGGAGACTTACCTGCAAGCCAACGCACGTATCGACAGGCCGGGGCAACACAACCCAATGACTGTGGTGCACATAGAGGGCAGCGAAGTAGAGCGCAAGCTATACAAGATGTTGCGGTCTAACATAGACAACCACACTAAAATCGTCGATTTGTACAAACAAGAAATAGATGCTTGACAATGTAAATCTCACTGTTCTACACTGGCTATCCCTGCTATTTAGGAGGAGCCATGAAAGACTCAGCAGACAAGCTAACCAAAATCTATATAAAGATGCGGAACGCTATTAAAGAGAAAGAAGACGAAGCTAAAGAAATAAGAAAGCAACAAGAAGTGGTAGTAGAGAAGTTGCTTGCGCTCTGTGAAGAGCAAGACCTCGATAGTCTAAGAACGCCCTCTGGCACAGTAAGCCGTAGAGTGCAGTCTCACTACTGGACTAGCGACTGGGAAAGAATGTACGACTTCCTTAAGGAGCACGACGCTTTCCACCTACTTGAGAAACGCATATCTGGTCTCGCCATGAAGCAGTTTCTTGAGGACAACCCCGACATTATGCCTGCGGGATTACAAGTTAACCGTAAGTATATTGTTTCTGTTTTAAAGCCGCGTAAAAAATGATTCGACTCAAAAATGAAGATGGGTGTTTCTTACACCCACGGACCAACTCCCCCCTAGATTCGCTCAAGGTGATGATAGTTGATAGAGGGGAGCTGTCTAGAGGCTACTACGACAGTAGCGGTCTAGTTTGTTGGTCCACCGGATGCGACTACCCCGACAGCAATGTGCCCGAACACAAGGTGCAAGCTAACCGGTGTATAGACTGCACCCGAAGCATTAAGAGTGGCGGCTTTAACCGAAGCGCTCCATGCAAGTTTTACCAAGTTATCAAAGTGCTATTGCCTGAAGACGGTATCGTCTGCGAGCTACGCATAAGCGCAAGTAGTTTGTTTTCCAAGGAGACCAACAAGCTTGGCTTCTATAAGTACATTGAGTACTTGGAAAAGAATCGAGAAGAACCAGAAGAAATCTTAACCGAATTATATCTAGTCGAGCAGTACAACTCGCACCGGATATATTTTAAACCAGTTCGACCTTTAGCCGAGGAAGAACTTGCAATCGCGGCGCAGCAAATTGAAGCAGCATCGCAACCACCAAATCCTTTCATAGGAAACATAGAGGAACTATATATGGCTAACCCATCTCACATAATCAAAGGCGTTGAAGCGCGTTACCCTCGTCTGGACAAGCCCTACCGGTTTGACAACAAGGCGGGTAAGAACGGCAAGAGCGTACCTTGTGACCCTACCGAAGACGGCGCACGTTACGAGCTGGACTTCTGTATGTCAGCAGCGCAAGCCAAAGAGCTGTACGGCATCATGCAGGACGCTTACACCAACGCCAAAGGCCGTGATAAGACGTGGCCCAAGAAACTAGAGATGCCTTTCAAAAAGCAAGAAGACGGCACCTTTGTGGGCAAGACAAGCCTTAAGGCAGCGTACAGCGGCAATGCAACCGAACCACCCGCTCAGTTTGACGCGAAGAACGAGCGTCTCGGTGAGGACTTTATGCTCACTACGGGTAGTACAGTAAACGTAGCGGTTGAGATGATCCCGTTCAAGATGGCAACTACTGGTGTTTCACTCCGCTTGCGCGGTGTACAAGTGCTCAAGTATCTGCCCTACAAGCCTGCCTCTCCCTTCGAGGAGGCCGAGGGTTTCACTGCTGACGACGCTAAGAGCATGTTTACTGCAGCGACAGACGACGATGACGACGTGTTTGAAGCCGAAGCATCAGCCCCTAAGCAAGCTGACCCTTTTGAAGAAGACGAAGCTGAAGAAGTCGCTGAGCCTGTTAAGCGTAAGAAAAAGAAAGAAGCTGCACCGGCAGACGACGAAGAAATGGCTGACATCATCGACATATGGGGTGACGAAGACTAATGAGCTATGG